ACCATTAACAGAAGCTTGTAACTGTTCGTCAATAGCTTTGTTTACTTGTTGCTTAACATAACGGTTTGCTTCTGTACCTTTAAGACCTTTGGCTCTAGCGTCAGCAGAAGCTTCTGCAAAAGCAAAGGCTCTAAAGTTCATTTGTTTAAAGAACTCATCTTCTGCCGCAAGTAGACGTGTAGGTATTCCTATAACCTTACCACCTAAAAAGTTAGGGATAGCTTGTTGTTGTAGTCCTTCTTCTAGTGTAGAACTGTTAAAGTCTAGTATTGGCCTACCATTACGCAAAGCACTAACAGAACCTTTAACACTATCCCAAGCCGCTAGTCCATATCCTTGATACAGTTGTAGAGCTTTAAGAGCTTCTTTCTTGTTACCTGTAGCTACAGCACCAGCAAACTTTTCTAGTGGTAGTACACCCATGTTAAATGTGTTAGAGCCTATGTTAACTACGTGTGTTTTAACACCAGAAAGTATAGAGTTAATAAACAATTCGTTAAGAACGTCTACACCCTTACCACCTGCCTTACCAATTTGATAAGAATATTTACCCATAAGGTTCATAAAACGACTACGCTGGCTACCATTTGTGAAAGCCGCACCAGTTTCTAAAGCTACGTTAAGGGTATTCATACCCCAACCATCAATAACTTTACTTAAATTTAGTACACGTCCTGATGTAGAAATAGCACCCTGTGTCATGTGTGTAATTTCCATGACAGCTTTAAAAGCTTTTACAGCTTCTTCTCGTGTAGCTTCACCGCTTTTAAATCTTTCAACAACAGATGTAAAGTTATTGTCTGCAAATTTAGACATAACAATAGAGCGTTCAGCAAACTTTTGAAACTTAGGGTTTGTTTGACGATTAAGTTTTACAAACTGTAAGATAGCGTCTTCATCAGTTTCGTGATTACTTGCCCACTTAACTACCCAATCACCACCTTCAGCTAGACTGTCCTGCTGTTTAACAACAGTACCTGCACCCTGTGCTTCCATCTCTTTAATTTGAGTGGTTGTCTTTTCTGCCATAGCAGAAGTTCTGCCTTCGCCACGAGCCGCTGTACGTTCTGCACCAGTAAGTGCTGATGCTTCTTCATAGGCTTGCTTAAGTGTATCATCAGACCTTACAAAAGCCGCAATCTCTGCATCTGTCTGAGCTATGTAATCAATAACACCACGTTCATCTAGGTCATCTAAAGAGTTACGCAGGTCTTCTACAATCTGTTCTGTTTCTTCAAAGTTAGCTTTATTAGCTCTTGCGGCTTTAACAGCAAGTACAAAAGGTACAGCCATAGTTTCAAGACCAGCCGTTTCTAAAGCTTGTTTAAAGATAGCTTCAGCTACAGGGTCATTACGGTCTGCTGACAAATACTCTGTTACTGGATTTTCTAACGCAGGAAACTGTTGAATAAAGTTAGACAGTCTTTCATCATACTTATCAAAAGCAAGTAGTTCTGCCGCCATAGCATCACCAGCAAGTTTTTTACCTTTACCTGCGGCAGTTGTAGGTTGAAATACTTTACCAGATACTTTACGAGTAATGGCAAGACCAGCAAGAAACTGAGTTACACCAGCAGTCATATTACCTGCAAAGGTTTGTAGACCATCAGTGAGGTATGTTTCTTGTACGTTATCTAGTACAAATTTAGTATGCTCTGGGGTATCTTCAGCAATGCCAGCTTCTTCAGCTTTGCGTAGTGCTTGTTCTACACCACGAGCGTAAAACACTTTACCCTCTGCATCAGTGCCAAGATGTCCAAGGTCAGCTACGTGTTCGTTCATAAAGCGAGAAACTTTATCAGAAACACCAAAAGTTACAGCGTCAATAAAATCTGCGCCTTCTTTAGTAGCCCTAACTAAACCTGTACCTACACCTTCAACCATGTCAACAACTGTACTTTCGTCTTGTTGAGGTGGTTCTAGGGTAGTTTCATCTGGTAAATTAGGAGTCGATACCTGTTCAGGGACAGCAGGGTTTGACTCAACCTCTGCCGCTACCGACCCATCTAGGGTTTGTGTTACGTCAGTCATACCGACTCCTTTATATATTAACCATTTAGAGCTTCAATCTCTTCTGTAAAAGCATCTACTATTGTTTTGTAAAGTGTACGAACTGCTTTAGATTTATCAGAAGGTGTCATAAGTTGATACTCATCAGATAAATATAAGTCTTGCATTTCGTCAAGAAATTGGTTATGATACCTTGCCCTGATAGGAAAAGTAACTTTAACCATCTTAGCTCTATCTTCAGCAGTAGTATCTGGCCTTCTATCCATAAGATTTACAAGAGCGTCTGATGTTTCAATATCACCATTAACATCAATTTTAATAGCTAACATAGTTTTAAGTTTATTATAGTTAAACTTATAATTATCATCAGAAGTAATAGAAGGTATACCTTTTTGTTTCTGTTCTTTGATGCGATTTACATCCATGAATAATGTATTAAATACATCTGGATTGTTATTTAGTTTACCACTAGACTGAAAAGCAAGTAGCATTTTTAAAGCTTCGTCTGGTGACTTTGCGGTAGTTATCTGAGTTCGCATAGCAATAATATCACTACCCTCTACTTCACGACTTTCTTTACTAAAAAAGTTTTGTTGTTCTTTATAAAACTTTCTAATATTAGGAAAGTAGATAGCCGCTTCACCTATTTGTTGAATACTAAGAATGTCTGCTAAACCTACATCATTAGGGTCACTAACTGTTCCTAGTTTCTCTACAATAGTAGCAGTAATCATATCTGTTACTTTACGTTTGTCTCTCTGAAACTCAGTTTCTGCTAGAGACTCTTGAGCTTGCTTCTGTTTAAGAACTGCTACACGAGCTTTACCTAAAGCAATGATAGCTTGAGGACGCTCAGACAACGGTTGGTTACCTGCTTGAATAGTACCTGCTAAATCTAGAATACGATTACGTTGGTTAAAGTCATAACCTTCAGCGTTCTGTGCGTAGTCTACAATAGTGTTTAGTGTAATGTCTGTAAGTTCAGCATTTGACAAAGCACTAGTTAGTTTAGTATCTGTTTCTACAAAACCTACTTCATTAGCAAAGTCTTCAAATGCTACAGTACCAGTTAACACTGCATCAATACGTTCAGTCAAACCTGTAGTATATGTTTGAGTGTCTCTAGCTACAATGTTTTTCTTTACATTACTAGTATGCGTAGCGTCTAAGTTTTGTAGATAAGTACGAAAAGAACCTGCAAATCCTCTAGTTACACTTGGGCTTGAAAAAGCATCTCTATTGTTTTCTACAAATTGTTTACGTGCTTGTTCTTCAAACGCCATAAAATCATTAGAGTTTACACTGTTTCCTATACCCTGTGCTGTATACTGTTCGTTTACATAAGCACCATATTGCCTTGACAAACGCTTACCAACGTTTTCATCAGCAAGTATCTGTGCAGGTTGTGACAAACCAGCGTATTTACCATCTGCTACATCTTTAGCAAACTGGGCTGGGTCATTAAAAAAAGCATTATCAACTGCTGATTTTTCTTTAGCTACTCGCTCTTCTCTATTACCCTGTGCTATCTTAGCAATCTGTGGGCTAACTTCAGCAAGAGCTTTAAGCAATGCTGTTCCTGAGTTGGGTGACCTAGCTTGAGGTCTATACTGTACAAAGGTGTCTACTGGCCTAGCTACAGCAGTGGCAGGTGCGACCCTTTGCAGTGGTTGTACCTTACTGCGTTTAGATGCCATGTGTTTTCTCCTTAAGCTCCAACTATATCACCCCATGTAGTATCCTTCATAGAAGAACCTGCTGATGCGGCATTAGCCCCACCCTTAATAATAGCAGTCATCATGTCTGGTGGTGCTGGGTCAACAATCTGTGCTAAACGACCATCTAACTGTGCTTGAATACCTTTAGCATCAATGTCAGATTGCTGTGAAAAGAATTTAGATTGTTGTTCCATACGTGTTTCGTTTCTAAGTCTATCTGCTACTGCATCATTAAGTGCAAGAGTAACAGACCTACCTACAATATTATCTTCAAGTGCCGCAGTCTTTAGAGTTTCTCTAGTTTCAATACCTTTTATTAGATTATCAAACTTTTGCTCTAAGATGTTGCCTTGTTGTTGTTCTTCTTTAAGTCTTGTCTGACTAATCTGTAACTGGCTAGAGTCAATAGCACTAGTTCTTGTCCTGTTGTTAGCATCGACTGTATCATTATATGCAGATACTTTTTCGTTATGCTCCATAACAGAACCAACAGCACTAGCTCCTGCCATAGCCGCTTGTGGATTACACATTATTTTATCCTCACAAATTCGTAAAAGGGTGCTTGACCTACTCCATAAGTTACCTTACGTAAAAATTTAAACCCTAAAAACTTTAACCAGTTAATAGCATTAGTGTTTTCTACGTGTACGTAATTTAGGAGTAAGTCTCTTTGATTGTTAGCTTTAGTTACCCATCTACGACTTTCACGTAAGAACTGAATACTGTAACTAGAAAGATTACCATTAGTCAACATCCAAGGACTACCTACGTGGTCATCTATATAACTAAGACCAAACATACCCGAAAGTTCCCCTTCGGGAGATACAATAGTAAATGCTTCGGCTGACATCTCACATGACTTAGTTAGAGCCTCTAGTGGTGTCTGACCATCTGATAGCATTACTTCAGTTGCATCTGCTTCACACATTTGAGAAGCTATAGGTTCAATGTCTTCGTGCTTGAATGGTCTATAGTATCCTTTCATGTTACATCCTTCTTGACCTAAGAACAAACTCAGATTCAATCTCAGCACTTTGAAAAGCACAAGGTAAGTGACTATCGCTCTCTAGTGTAATTTTAGCGTTCTTAGCATTAGCTAACACAGTAAAGCGATATGTACCAGTATCAAGAGGTACAGTACCTAGCACGTTAGTACCTGAACCAATCACCCTACCAGTAAAGGAACGAGTGTATTCGTTTCTACCAGAGCTAGGTAGGTTCTTATGGGGTACTACTTTTACATCAAAGAAGCCAGTATCAGCATAAGTAACAGACATAGTTTTAATCTGATACCTACCACTAGTAATTGAGGCTTTGTTGTTCTTCATTAGTTGTTCTGAAAATTCGTATAGGAAATTATAGGGTACTCCTGCATACACTGTACCGCCACCAGATTGATGCGTTAGTGCATTAGCGGCTGTAACAATAGCTCCTGCTTCTGTTACGTATACCGCATTACTAGCAGTGTAGGGAAGAGTATCAGTGCTTGTAAGCTTGACCCTTCTATCTAGATGCACAGGAAATGTAGTATCCTCTAAAGCATCATCATTAGATAAATTCATCCTCTCTAGGGCAACTTTAGAACCATACTGGATTACAAAGAAAATATCAGTCTGGTCAAACTCAATCCCTAGTACATCACCACCAAACGTCCACTTAGACCACGATGACTGCAACTTCTCTCTACCTGACCAAAAGTATCGGTAAGGGAATACAGTAGAACGGTCTTCATTTGTTTGCAGGATAAGCATATCTTCGTTAGCGGCGGCTGAGATAGCCAAGGGTTTACCTTTTAGATATGTAGGTACGTGTGCAGATATTTCTGCGGCATCATTAGTTTCAGAATCTACGTCAACGTAGTACTCTCTAATGCCTGTACCAGCCCCAGCAGGGGTAGCAAAGTACACATACTTACCTGCACCTACAGGTTTGGCTGTAAGGCTTGTCTCAAAGCGTGTAGCAACGTCTATTGATACAGTCTCTGGTGATAGTATCTGAGTAGCTGATAGTTTAAACTGTGAGTAGTCAGAGAAAAGCAACAAGCTTTCGTTAAACGGTACAGCGTGTCTTAGAATCGACACTTGGTTGTTAGAAACCGCCACATCAATAGGCGCACTATCAACTAAAGTAAGTACAGTTTTACTAAAGAAGTTAAAGTATTCTCCAGCTTCACTAAAGATTACATTCTCATCAGCTAGTAAACCTAACCTGTTCCTGTGAAAGAACACATCATTAATCTTGTTATCTAAAAACGATGGGAATGGATTAGTTAGGTCATCACCTACCTTACGTTCTTCGTAAGTTTCTTCATCAAAGGTGTAATTAGTACCATCATAAATAAGAGTGTGAGGCATTGTTGACGCATCTAAAGCAATATCAATATTAGGTTTAGCTGTCTCTTTCCATACGCCTAAACCATTAGCTACGTTACGTGTAAACTTTACATAGTAATCGTCTTGACCTTTTTGGTTATCACCTGAAACAGCAATAACAAAGTCAAGGGGTGCTTCTGACGGTAACTTTTTAAAGTCAGGTGTTTCACCCTTAAAACCTCTTAGTTGTTCACCACCTCTACTATCTGTTACTTCGATAGTAAAATCATCACTAGATGTATTACCTTGAATATGAACTACGTTACCATAAGTAGTAAACGTCAAACCTGCAATAGAAGAACCTGCTGTAGAACCGTAGTAAGCAGTCTCAGTTGTAGTATCAAACCTTAGGTTTCTAGCAATTCTATCTGTTTGAATAGACTTTTCTGCGGTCTGTACATCTGCATCAGAAGTGTGTGTAGCCGCCATTGTAGTAATAGCACGAGTATACGTTGTACCACCCTTAGTAATCTTAACAGTATAGGTTGTACTGTAGTCTGATTTAGCTACAAAGTACAAAGCTTCAGGGTTACGTGCATTAGATTTAGTAGAATCTTTAGCAACTACTTTAGTTTTGTTTACCAAGAATGTGTAATCAGCTACAGTAGTAGCAGTAAGTTCTTCTGCTGGATTAGTTAATCCTGACAAGTAAGCACTTGCATTGTTGGTTATTGATTGAGAAGTACCAGAACTATCACATATATTCATAGTGCCATCTTTTTCGATGACCATAAAGTGTAGGGTGTTGTCAGAGTTTCTAATAGGATGTACAAAAGCTTTAGCCATGTCAGTCTGTTCTTGAGATGACAAGCCTGTAATAAAGAAATCTTTATGTTCTGTAGGTGGTCTTTTAATTAAACCATCTACTACGCTAGACAATCCATTCTGCTGTTCTTCACCCTGTGTTTGTAGTCTGACGGACGGTGGTTGTTCTGATACACCGTTAATAAGATTAGGAATGGATGTACTAACGAGTGCCATTATTCTATAGTCCTTGTGCTTCCGATACGGTCAATAATATTGTATGTATCAAAGTTGTTAAAGATGTTGAAATCTTGGGCTTCAGTTTCCATATCACGTAGCTCTAGCAACGCTCTATTTTCATCTGACTCTGTGAAACCATGTAGAGTGGCAGAACCAACAACACGGTCTAGGAACATACGAGATGCCCTAAGTGTAATGTAACGCTTCGCTACTTCAGGTAGGTCTACAAACTCTAGCATTACTACGGTGTCTAGATAGACAGCATCAGTAATAGTATAGGTGTTTTTCTTCCTGTCGTACATTTTACTGCCACGTTGTACGAGGTCTTTGTTATTAGCTTTATTAGTAGTATCGGCTCTTAGTATGTTAGTAGGTAGTGAAATATTGTTATTTGAGTCTGGGTTAAATACTACATCTAACTCTCTATTAAAGTTAAACCCCTGTCCCTGTACTTCACGACTTACAGATTCTAAGATTGTTTCAGCGATATCAGCCTCAACCAAACCTGAGTTAAGTTTAGTAACAGGAGCTTCACCGATTGCTGACAGCATAGTATTAATAGCTTCAAGCTTTGTTGCTGGACTTGGCATTGTTTTCTCCTATTACCACTTAACTTTATGTGACCAATATTTTGCACTAAGTTTAGAAGTTGGTTTACCTTGAGCATTGTGTCTTGCATAGTAAGACTTTTTACGAGCTTTGTCTTTTTTTGATGAAGGATTTTTACCTGCACCCTTAACACCCTGCTGACCAAACCTGATTAGTTTGATAGTAGTACCTTCTTTAGCTAACACAGCGTGGGACTTTTTAGGATGTTTTGGAGTTCGTTTAGGTTTGTTGTAACCTGCAAAGGTTTCCCCACGATATGTAATAGCCATGTTACACCTTCTTCATATACTTATTTTTTTTAATAGGCATACCTGTTTTCTTAGCTTCTGCTTTAGCTTGGGCTATACCTTTTTTAGTGTACTTAAATGTTTTTGCACCTACGTTTGGCATGATTACGTCCTATATGTTGCAGTCTTTTTTGCAATCTTTAGAGGTTGACGAACAAACTGTTTACCCTTACGTGTACCTTCACGTTTGGCTTTAGATGTGGCGGCATACTCTGAGGCTGACAAGGATTTGATTGCCGCTTCAGGGAGATAACGCTCACCTGTGTCGGCAGACTTCTTACCAGACTTGGTGCGCCACTTCTGATTTGTCCATTTCTTTAGGCTTTGCTGTGGTGGCTTCATGTAGTGTAACCTCCACCAGCTTTCTTATATCTAACAGCAAGCAACTGTGCTTTTCTTGCCGACCACTGATTAGCATTACCGCCTTTAGTGCCAGCTTTAATAGCGTTAAACATTCGCTTACGCATTGTAGGTTTTGTATAATTACCTGCCTCGTTTACACGAGATTTTTTAGGGATTTTCATTTTGTTCATGGTAAAAAAGGGAGAGCCGAAACTCCCCCTCTCCTATATTACACAGACAGAAGTGCAATAGATGTAGCTGGACGCAGGACGTTATGTCCCATTGCGTACTTAGCTACCATCAATGTACCCTGACGGTTGATTTGATACTCAGACTCTACGCCCAAGTCCAACAACTTAACTGTAGCAACAGCATCTTGGGTCATAACTAGACCTTTTGCTTTTGCCGCAATATCAACAAGGTTGACACTATCTGTTGTCACGTTAGTAATGTCGTATGATGTTGTACGACCTGAACCAGCAGTATTAGCCAGTGGGCGTTGACCCTTTGACTGACCCTTAGATGCGCCAGCAGTTTCAATCAAGTCAGATACCACTAGGTGGTTTGACATATACACAGGCATACCAGCAATCATTGGTACTGTACCAGATGCGATTGAACCATTCCCACCGTAATCACGGTTCATGAATGTCAACTTAGAACCGTCAGACACGTCCATAAGAGCGTAGTACTGAGCAGGTGGAAGTACAACGAAAGCACCATCTGAAGGTACGTTCTTTGTATCCATTTCTTTCTTAGCATCAAAGATAGCTTTTGCTAGCTTGGCTGGGTCTGTAGCGTCTGCGGAGGCTGTACCGATTGTCACGTTGTCAGTGAAGTCTTCTTCAGTAAATGAAGAGTAATCCTGAACAAGTGCGGCGGCACGAGTAGCGTTAGTTGCTAGAGAAGCCTTAAGTGCTTGACGTAGGATGTTCTTATCTGCTTCTTTAGCAAGTGCGATACCTGCTTCTTTAGAGTAGATAGAACGTACATCGTAGTGGTTGATTGCTTCGTCAATGTTTGCAATGAACTGTGAGCTAATCAACAGGTCATCAATAGACACGATACGCTCACCTGCACGAATCTGACCACCAGTAATCTCATTTCCTGGGGTTAGGTATTCAGCAGACGCACGGCCTGTCATTGGAAACGATGCTGACTTACCTTTGGAAATAGTACGAGTACGTACCAAAGGCATCATGATGTTCTTTTCTTCAAAAGCTGTAAGAACTTCACCAGCATATAGTTTTAGGAACAGGTTACGAACGTCACCTGTATTGTTATTCTGACCCTGATAGCTTACGTCATAAGCTGGGTTTGAAGCGGCTTGCATTGCCATGATTAATTACCTCTTAGTAAAAAATGTTGAGTAAAACACACTCTGCATTTATTACATCCTTTATCAAAGATTGTCCCTCGCAAGGGGTCAGTGGTAATAGTTTGTATTCTTGCTTCGTGTTAGGGGAATGTCCCCTTCTAAATACACAAGGGCTGGGACAGCATTACCTGTTTCCCAACCTGACACCTGCCCAGAGCGACCGTATATAACGTCCTAAGGTAGCGAATTTCTGCACGTATGACGTAACTTCGGGGGTGTATTCGTGTATTTAGAAGGAGAGAGAGGTGGAAAGGAGACACCTCTCAATCCCATGAGACAGATTAAAACACCGAACTACGTGCCAATTTCTGGGCAACAGTATTTCGGTAGGCAGGGTCTTTGGCGTATCTGGGGTCACGCATAGCCGCAGTCAGTTCAGCGGCACTATCAAATTTCCCACCCGATACAGGAGCATTATTCCCTTGAATAAGCTGTGGTTCATTTCCTACTTCGGAGCGATACCTTGCCTCTAGCCCTTGGATTGCAAACCGCATAAGGTCTGCATCACCTGTCTCAATAGTTGTGTTGAAAGCATCAATGTCACCTTCAGACATATTCTCAGTTGCCCAAGCTGTCATCTGTTCATAGTTACTTTCACCACCAACAATGTCATACATTGACTCAGTATTCACTGCTGTCAGTGCTTCTTGACCTTGTATGTAATTGTCTACCAGTGACCGTGGAAAGCCAGCTTCTTCTAAAGCTTCATAAGCATCAGCAGATAGCTCACCATTCTCACTGTATTCTTGTTGGAACACATCAAAGTCTAGACCTACGTTGTCTAGTACTTCTTCAACCTCACCACTAGAGGGTACTTCTTCTACCTCTGATGGGTCTACATCTTCAACCTCACCCTCGTCATCGTCTTGATTATTAGAGCTTAGTTTTTGTTCTAGAGAGTTGTAGGCTTGTGCCATGTCTTCTACTGAGTTAAACTTCTCAGGAAGCCACTCAGGTCTTTCTTCAGACTGATTGTTCTTTTCAATCTGGTCTGCTTTCTCTAGCATTGCGGCAGTGTGTTCTGCTGGTTCTGCCGCTTCTGTTTCTGGATTATGTGTGTTTAATCTGTCTGTCATTTAATCCTCTATTTTTTTGACTCTACTTTATAAGTCCGTCCTTCAAACTTAAAAGTTTTCTTATCTTCTTTCTTAGCTTTTGCAAAGGCTTGCTGAAAAGCTTTAGCTGACTTAGTACCTTTCTTATAGGTAGGAAAGTCGGAAGGGTTAGTACGCTGGTCTGGGCGTGGCTTTGGTGTAGGCGTGGCTTTCTTTTCTTCTTTTTTAGTAGCGGCTTTTGTACCTGCTACACCTGCCGCACCTGCAACAACTGCCGCTTTTGCCTGTCCTTTAGCATAAGCACGTTGACCTTTAGTAGCTTTCTCTACCTGCTGTTGACCTGATGTTGGTTTCTTAGCTAGTTTCTTAGCTTTACTTCCTTGTCGTACAATAGCACGTAGTGCGGCTTGCCCACCCTTTTTCAAGGCGGCTCGTGCGGCAGTACCACCAACAATCTTAGCCGCCATTAATAGCAAAGGAACTGCCATTATTCTTCTCCCTGTTGAGCTTGTTGTTGTTGTGTCATATCAACACCTTGTTTAATCATTTCAGGTGTACCACGAACAGCCATCTGTGCCATAGTTTGTTGTTGCATTTGTTGCTGTTGGGCTTCCATCATCTGTTGTTTTTCCATAGCCTTCTGTTCTTGAGACTTGATAAGACCATTAGTATCAATACCAAGACTTGCGCCTAGTCGGTCAATGTAATCACTTAGGTTCATCTCACTTGCAATAACCTGTGCGCCTAGTGGCTGTAGGTATTGTAAGAAAGTAGCAAGCTTATTCAAGTCCTGTCCACGTCCAAGTGCCTCAACACCTGTAACCACAGTGGGTTTGACAGAATCTTTAGGAAGCTTTGGCATCTTACCAGAGCGTGTCATTGATGCTAGGATACGATTTACCAGAGGCATCTGAAGTTCTTGGGATAAGATAGAGTAAACACCACCTAGTGCAGACTCTAGTTCCTGTGCCATGTAACGTACTTCTTCTGCTGTTACACGTTCAGCCTGACGTTGTACGCTACTATTCATAAGGAATGAGTAGGACAAGCGGTCATTAATAGTACGTGCAGTATCAAGAGCTACACGAAAGTCACCTGACTTTTGTACCTGTAGTGTAGACACATCTTGTGCATCACCACTAACGATTGCACCATTAGGGCTTTCAGCTAGTACTCTTGCTTTTGTTGTACCATTGGGACGTACCATAAACAATACTTTAGAAGAAGCCGCCGCCCCTTCAACGATAGCCTTAGTCAAACCTTCAAGGCTCTTCAGGTCACCAATGTATTCTTCTACATAACCACGTCCGTAGTCCTCACCATCTACACGAGTAAAGCGTAGTGGGATAAATGGACTTTCATCTGTCTTAAACTTACCACGAGACTTAGGTATCTCCATGCCAGAGACTTCTTGATACACTTCCCAGCCCTTATCAGTGCGAGTTAGGTGTGTGTACATATCTAGGCTCTTAGCACCATACGCATCTGCGTCTGTGGTATTAAGCATTTCTTGTACATCAAGCGGTAGCATCTTACTGCTAACACTTTCTTTAGTAATGATTTCAAGTACATTGCCCATAGCGTCACGCTTGACCACGTACCTGTCAAGTTTGAATACTTTCATGCCGCCTTCTTTTGGCATATAAAGCAATGCGTTACCTGTCACAATCAGTTGCTTCAGTGCTTCAAACACTGGTACTCTCATTGCTTCAGATTCAACCTCTTGCATAGCGGCTCGTTCAATACGAGATAGAGCTTCCTCTACTGCACCACGAGCTTCAGCCCCTGCCAATTCTTGTACATCAAAGTCATCAATAGTAAGACGAAAGAATGGACTGTTGGGTGGAAGCAGTGCAAGTAGTAGCTTGGATGCTAGGTTGTTTACACCTCTAGCCCCTACACCCTGATAAGGTGTTTGATAAATAGTACTACTACTGTGTCCATCAGGGGGTAAGAGTGTAGGAATTGTTAGCTCTGCCGACTCACGCCCACGGTGTAGGAAAGTATCTCTACCCACCTCACACTGTGAGTAACGCTTTGCCGCATTACCATCAGTATTCTCTAACATATTGTTACCCCTTACGTGGTTACATTTACTCCATTACCAGAGCCTGAACTAACCTGTCCACTGCCTACTGATAGTGATGGGTCTTTAGGGGCTACCTTTAGCTTACCTTTACCCATCTTTTTCTTTCCTGCTTGCTGTGCCGCAGTATCTACTTCAGCTAGTTCTGTTTCAAACTCTGGTGTAGATGCAGTTACTGGCGGTGCTTGAGCAACCTTAACAGGTGTGGGTGATTTTGGTGATGACATACACATTGTCGTTAATCCTCATTCTGGTTGTACAACACTTCCAACTGTTGTATAATATTCTGCTGGCCTTGCAGATAACTAAGTTCCTCTAAGGAAACTTTACTAATTGGAAGTTTATCTGGATATTTTTCCTTGAGATGTTTAATTAATTCTATAGATGGAACTGGTTCTTGATTGAATATGTTCATAATTAATTGCCTATAGGTCAACTTTAGAAATAGGGGGCGATTAAACCCCCTAATCTAAACGGTTAGATGTCTACAATTTCACAAGCACCAGCCGTACAAGCTAGAGTTTGTGACCCTGAGGTGCTGTCTTCTTTCTCATATAGAGCAAGAGATACCCAATCAATCGTCTTAGGCATCTGTTCTTTAAGTGTTTCATACTGTTCCTTGTCTATATCCTGATACGGTGCTTGTGCATATGTATGGTCACTGTGTGGTAGGAACGAGATACCAGAGCATATGTCAAAGTTCTCGTACACCCATGCTCCCACTTCCATCCACTCAGCATCACGTACTGTGATGGTTACAGATGGCTTGTGTTCACACCATGCTAGTGCGTATGTCTTCCACAGGTCAAGCTGTTCCAGTGCAGTCATGTCGTTACGAGTGATAGCACCCATCGGTGAACGCATAGGGAAGCTAAACACTGTAGTAGAGTCTGGCTTCATTACGCATGGTTCAGCAGGGATACCACTGTCCTTCATAAACTGTGTCAGTGGGTCTTTGTTATCACCACGAACTGTGCGGATGTAGTACTCACTGTGACGTGCGTGGATACCAGAGGCACTATCAACTAACTGTGACACTGTACCAGATGGTTTGACACAGGTGATAGCGGCTGATTGCTCGATGCCAAACTCTTTTGCATACTTAGCGTTAGTGTCAATGGCTACCTGCTTCATCTCAGCTAACCAACGTGGACTATCTACAGACTTAGACAGTAGCCTGTTGTCCATGATACCTGTCAGCGACACACCTAGTAGTCGTTCTTGTTCTGTGTTCTTCTGCCATACCTTACGTAAGTAGGGCATCTTAGTGAACGTAGATTGGATAGTGCCTAGCAGTGTAGCTAGTTCTACCTTACGCTTCAGTGTGTCTAGGTTATCTGTTTCACGTACAACTACCTCAGTCAAGTTACAGAACTGGTAGGGACGTAGGATAATCTCAGAGCATGGGTTAGTACCCCACTCGTGTCCTGTTTCACGTCTACCGTTCTTCTCTACGTGCTTGTCTGCGGCAACACGGCTAAAGATACCACGCTCACCTGACTTAGATTCTACGAGAGATAGCCACTCACGGATGAATGTCTCCATGTCAGGCTTCTCTGTGTAGGCGGCAGAGTTATTAGCCAACGCACGTTGACCCTCGTTTTCCCACCATGAGCCAGACTTGGCGTGTGCCATACGTGTGTCACTCAGGTTAGACAGGCTAATCATAGCTGACCTACGTACACCACCTACGACTACCACCTCACCAATCTTACACATGATGTCGTGGCACTCAAGACTGTTTAGTTTACGCCCTGCCGCACCCTTGAACTTGGCTACGGTAAAGTCAAACAACTCAATCAGAGGTTCAGCACCTGATGCACGTCCCCCAAATGTCTTGAGCCTTGCACCTGCTGGACGTACCTTTGATGTATCCCAACGAGGTATGATGCCTGAGTACAGGCTACTAATCAGAGAGTGTAGTGCTTTAGCCCATCCCTCTTTACTGTCTGCAACGATGATAGGGTTGTTCTCTGTATCAAACTGTTTAGGTACTTCAGGTAGCTTGGTAATAGACTGACGTTCTACTGAGAAGCCTACGCCTGTACCACATAGTAGGATATACATAGCCTCATCGAAGGCACGGATATGGTCTACTGGTAGGTATGAACAGTTGTAGATACAGGTGTTGTCACGCTCTGCGGCTACCCCTGCTGTCATCAAGGCTCTCATAGAGGGCATGATGTCTAGATTTAGGATGGCATTTTCTAGGTCATCCCATGTTTTGTTAGGTAGTTGTACACTCTTTGCTACGAAGTTGATGTACCTTGATACAGTCTCACTCCATGTCTCACGTCTGTTCTCTTTCTCTAGCCACCGTGCGTAGCGGCTAGTAGCAATGAATGTCTGGTAGTCTGTTGGTAAGTAGTTGTTCATCTTACGTCACCCTCACCGTGTAACTGACCTCGTTGTTGCCTGTCTCTTACTTTGTCAATGTTCTTGTTAGCTACCTCAGTGAGAGAGATGCCACAGTCATGAGCTAGGTTGGCTAGATACCACAGTACATCACCCATCTCTGCCTCAATCTTTTCCTTCTGTTCTGCCAGAGGAATACTATCACGCATCATCTTCTTAATCTTACCTGCTACCTCACCTGCCTCTTCAGCTAGGCCAAGGGCAGGGTAAGAGATTTGGTATATCTTGGGATACACGGCTGTAGTTATAGCTTTCTTTTGGTACTCATCAAAGTTAATCATTACCAGTTTACTCCTTCTGTCTTCTTCATTAGTTCTATCATCTTCTTCAGATACCAGATGGCTTTCTCTGCATCCTGAATGGGGTTGTTCTTCTTGAACATACGAGAGCCAGTGTATTTAATTACATTACCCTGACAGTAGCTCAAAGCTTCATACTCACCTAGTACATCCACGATGTAATCAATGGTTTCAATCTTACCTTCAGCGTAGTGGGGTGGACTGTTTACCATATCGTCAAGCATTGACGGTTGCTCTAGCTCATCCATAACTTTACCTCTCCTGTATCTGTATCGTATTCACCGTCACGTAGGATACGTGCCAGCCTTGCTTGTTCTATTGCTACATCTTCTGATAGACCTTGTTTAGAAAACGCAGTGACCACTGTGTCCCATGAGCTATTAACTCCAAGAAGTTTATCGGCAGTAACAGAGCCAACTTTAGGACAGCCTTTGTAGTTGTCTGTGCTATCACCAACAAGAGTTTGGTAATAGAAATTATAGTCTGCACCATCTTGGTCTTGTTCATATACTTCTCCATCAATCCAGTGTTTAGCAGGGATTGTGAGTAGGTCTTTGTCCTCTGACCATATGATGGTATCTGAGGTAGGGTTGCTACCAAGTATCCCAAGGACATCATCAGCCTCCAATCCTTTATAGATTATTGTGTTGTAGTTGTCAATCAGATACTGCCTAGCCCAAGGTAATAGCATAGGCTTACGCACATCTGTCCTGTTTGCTTTATAGTATGGTGCTACCTGTTTACGAAAGTTGGTCTTGTCTGATAGGGCAAGTACACAGTCTTGTACAGGTGCTTCATCTGTCAGCTTGGATATCTGGTCATCAAGTCTTACAGCTACCTCATCTTCAAAGCAGTGTAGTGTCCATAAACCATTACCCCAATTTACTGGTGTCTCAGCAGAAGCACAGGCTTTGAAAGCTACTATGTCTGCATCAATAAGCAGTAGGGTCATCGTCATTATCCTTTCTTAGTTCTGGTTCGTCTTCATCTTTTAACTGTGACAGTGTAACCACTTTGATACCTGTCATCACTTGTACGTAGTCAAGATATGATTCAACAATCCACTTGATACATAGTACAAAGGTGACACCTGCAAAGCTTATGGTACACACCATCTTGAAAAAGAAATCAAAGTCCATGCTGGATACACTCCTTTGCCTGACCTACTGACATCTTGAACCACTCACCCCTACGCTCTGCAATCTTACCAGCTTGCTTGTGAGCAAGGGCTTCTGTCTTACGTCTGTCTTCTGTAGACACAGAGTACATTAGCTTGTAGTCACGTAGTGGACTGCTAGTCTGGTAACCATTGAGCCTATCTTCTGCGTCAATAGCCATGCCAATCTTAACCCACTCAGGCCATGCTGAGTTAGTAATGATGTACACCTGACCTTCTTTACTACGAGTGTAGTTCTCCAAGCTAGAGAAAGCGGCATCGTTGAATGACTTGTACCTACCTGCTTTCCACAGAGGGTGTGACTTAGGTACGTACTTACCATTAACGTACATGGTAATGTTCTTCTTATTGTGTGAGGCTAGTCTACGTCTGCCGTTAGCTTGTCCGTAGTACCACCACTCACCGTCTTCAAAGACACAGTTAATGTTAGTGGGTGTCTGCCCAGTTGCTTCCGTACTTGTAGTCACTGTCAAGTCTACATCTGAAGTTGAACTGCTGTTCTGTGTCTCGCATACATCGTTGAATAATTCTGCCTGTCTCATCTTCTTGTCCCTTCTTAACTAGTAGCTGTACCTCATCGTGTACAAACGCTACGATTGTTGCATCTAAGTTAGCTTCCTTGATAGCATCGGCAATGCGAACATACCAAGTTTTACAAATGATTGCGCCACAACTTTGAAGTAAAGTATTAAGTGCCGCATGACTGTGACGTATGGGTATGACACGTCCGTCAAGTCCCTTAATCCAGCCACGTTTTTCTGCCGCATCAGATACGGCATCCTTCAGATACTTTAGTGCAGGTAGTTTAGTTAGAAATTTTTTCTTGATTTTTCTACCTTCACCTGAACCCTTACCAATAATCTTACCAATCTTCTCATCACCTGCACCATAAAGAAATCCATAGATGAATGTCTTGGCGTTGGAACGAGTAGGTAGACCAGCCGCTTCTTGGTTGGTGGTATGCACGTCACCCTCAAGGACTACCTTAGAGTAACTACCGTCATCATAGGATGCCATGTAATGAGCAAGGCAACGTAGCTCAAGGCCAGAAGCATCAGCACCCAGAAGACTGTACCCTTCGGGGGCATGAAACAAAGACCGACACTCAGTGCCATACTCTGCACCCACACTAGGGACTTGGGCAACATTCGGATTGTTGTGCGTACAGCGTGAAGTAACTGCACCCATATGATTGACACGTCCATGTATCTTACCATCCTTCTGTAGTTTAAGCCATGCTTGTTTGCCAGTACCAAGCTGACCGATACGTTTATTGAGTAGTAGGTACTCGTTCAGTAGTTTAGCCTCAGGCATATCAATACCTGCAAGCACTGTCTCATCTACCTTAGGGTCACCGTTATCAGTAAACACATCGGGTTGCCAACCACGCTTCATCAGTCGGTCAGCAATCTGCTGTCGTGATGCTGGATTGAATGGTATAACTTTAGTCTTAGTCTTAAGCTCCACTAGTGTAGGCTCAAACGTATCCTGTAGTTCCTGTTCAATCGTCATCTTGCGTGACTGTAGCTTGGTGAACAGAGCCTCTGCTTCTTCCACGTTGAATGGAAAGCCAGTGTTCTCTTGTTCAAACAGAAGTGTGTGAAGCTTCTGTTCTAAGTCGAGGGCTTCTTGGTTGAAGTCTTTGGACTTGATTCTTTTGTAGAGGGTTGCTGTGACTTGTGTGTCTTGGACACAGTAGTCGAGCATTTCCTGCGTGAATACTGCAAAGCTTTCTGTACCGTTGTTAAACGCACCTTTTAATTCTCCTAGTCTGACACCCCATGCTTTGAGGCTATGGCTTCCAATTAATTTAGATTCAAACTTACCCTTCTGATATAACTTGTAGTCTAGTTCTTTTAAGTTAGGCCAGATGGTACGAGAGTATACCAAAGTGTCAAGCAGTTGTCCATCATACTCAAAGTCATACAGCTTCTTCAATACTTGTAGGTCATACGAAATAATGTTATGACCTATCAGCATCTCTGCTTGTTTGAGAAAGTCTAGACCTTCCTTGATACTGTCGGGGTCAAAGGTGTGTACCTCATCGGTATCAATATCCCTTGTTACTATACACCACACTTGTGAGACTTGCTCAAGCAGGTGGTCTGCTTCGATATCAAATATCAGTTTCATTCTGTGTCTCCGCACTAGTTAAAATTCAGGGTCTGTGTCATCCTCTTCAAACATTACCTCTACCATACGTCCTGTCTCTTTGACATATTCGAGGGAACAACACAGTCCTGTCTCGCCTGACCATCTGTTCTTCAACACACGGACATGGCTTATATGTGGGTTGTCATCGTCTTGTTGGTTACGCTCAAGACCAATGACCATATCACTTAGCTGACCGATTGCGGCAGAACCACGTAGTTGTGCTAGTGATGTTTGTGCGCCATCCTCATGGCCTCTGTCACCTGACGGACGCTTGAGGTGTGAGATAAGTAGCAAGCCACAGTTCAACTCTTCAACCAAGGCACGTAACCTTGTCATTGTATTGTCGATTAGCCTACGCTCATCTCCACCTTCAAGCCCTGAGACAACAATAGAAATGTGGTCAAGAATAATATAACTAGCACCACAACCCCTGACCAAGTAACGAATCTTGGATAGAAGGTTATCACTGTCAGTACTGCCCCAATGGTCATAGAGATATACTCTACCAGAGCCAACAGTATTGTTGAAAGCATCCCTCATCTCCTCTTCAGGTACTTCGTTGTCTTGTCTTAGGTGTAACGGCTTGTTCAATTCCAGAGACATCAGACCCAAGGCAGTACGCTTTACGTTCTCCTCTAGTGCAATGTACCCTAGTGTCTCACCGTTCTTGATAAGACCAAACGCCAGTTCCCTAGCAAGTTGTGACTTACCAATGCCTGACCCTGCCGTGATAGTTACAATCTCACCACGTCTACAACCACCTGTCTTCTCCTGCAATCCTACGTATGAGTAGGGTACAGACTGCTTGTCTTCGGTGGTAGTTACTGTATCCCACAGGTCAACACCTGCAACGATACCATCAGGACGATAGGTCTTAGCTGACCACACGGCATCAATCAGTTCCTCTGTCCTACCTGCTTGCATCATATCACTAGCATCCTTGAGGGGAAGCTTGGCAATCTTAGCCTTGTTAGGTGGTAGGATGTTGGCTACATCAATAGCCGCCTTGTGTCCTGCCTCATCATTGTCAAACATAAGGACAATGGTGTCGTAGTTACATAGCCAATCCAGTGCCTTACTTACTGCCTTCTTAGCTGAGTGACAACCCTGAGGTAGTGATACCACAGGCCACTTGTTGTCAAAGCATTGGCTCAACGAGAGAGCATCAAGCTCACCCTCAACAATAGTAATCATCTTACCACTGTCTCTTGCAAGATGCTCACCATACAGGTTTACATTCTTGATATCGCCTAGCACAGTGAAGTCTTTGTTAGGAAAGCGTAGCTTCTGTGCTTGCAGTTTACCCTGCCTGTCATAGAAGTTTGCTACCTGTACCTTACTACCCTTGTAGGTAGAGACACCATACTGCCAGTGCTTGGCTGTCTTCTCGTTAATCTTCCGCTTGTTTAGTTGCCCAATATCTATATCGAGAAACGTACTATTTGTTTGTGTTGTCACTGCAATCACTCCTTCATTGTCTGCTGGTGTCAGCGTCTGGCAAGAGAAGCAGTAGTGTTTACCATCTGAATACTCAGCATTGGCATCACTACTGCCACAGTGAGGACAGGCTACGTGCCTGATGAACTCGCTGTTATCTTCCACTTGCTAGACTCTCCATCAGGTAGTCAGAAACGATACGCATCTTCTTTGCTATCGCCTTGGCTACAGGGTTGGGGTAAGTATCCACATCTTCAGCGATATCTAATCCGACATCACGCCAATCAATCTCGCTGTAGAACTCTTCGTTATCAATGTACACTGACACACGGATACCCTTCTCGTTCATCTCTGTATTGATATCAATCTCAGATACAAACTCTTCAGTTATTTCCATCAGGCTCATTACAACCACTCCTCTGGTATAGTTTCTTCTGCCCAGACAAACCCTTGTCGGTCTGCCCACTCAGCACAGGTCATCTTTGAACCGTCCTTCCTTTTCTTAGCACCCTGAATAGTAGAGTTAGCCTTTTGAAATACAAATCGTATGTCTAGGTCAGGGTACTGTGCCTTGATAGCCTTCATCTTACGCTGACTATCCTGCCTGAAGTATCCCTTCAACTCTACTATCATCTTACCAACTGCTAAGTCGGGGATGTAGTGGCGTTCCACATAGTAGGCCATCTTCTCTGGCTCATACACATATGAAACACCACGTTCATCTAGGTTCGCAATGACCCTCTCCTCAAAAGTCCCCTTCATCACTAGCTACTGCATCACCATCATCGAATACCTCAGTAGCATCGTCTTTAGCAACGGCCTCTTCTACATACCCATCCTCTACATTGAACATGGATGATGCACCACCACCATACTCTTCTAGTGTTAGTACCTGCACACCTACTAGGTGTAGCTTAACACCTACTATCTTGGTAGCAGGGATGAAGTACGTGCGAGGCTCAAAGGATACCTTGATGGTACTACCATTACCAATCATCTTATCACCAGTCATAGGTGTAAGCTTGGAATCTACAACCACAGGTTTCTGTGTGTAGGTATTACCATCTCTTCGTTTACCTACTGCATCAAGCTTAAACTTGAACTTGATATCACCAGTTGGATTGTTCTCCTTGTCGTAGTCTTCCTCAAAGGGAAGGTGTGTGGACAGCTTATCCTTATACTTAGGGTTCTGCTTCATCTCTTCTTCTAGTCGTTCACTTACTAGACCTTCGAGATAGTCACACATGGTTGTTGCTTCAAGTTGTGGCTTGAGTAGGTCAACTGAGTACACACCATCTGGATTGAACTTGGTGTCTGGTTCAAACACCTTAACCCACATTGCGTTACCACTTACGTTCTTAAGTTTCTTGCTCATATAATCTCCTGTATAAGCTTTAGTTTATCTTTGGGCTATAGGTCAACTTTAGGAATCACCCAAAGAAATAATTAGATTCCAATACCCTATCTAAATCTAACCCACCTGTCAATGGTGGTTGTGGTATAGAACTATCACCGATAGTCTCTACTGCATGGTCACGTAACTCCTGTAGTACGTCATGTTCTTTATACATATCTACAAAAGCTTCCCTCAGTATGCGGCTCATGATATCCATGTTAGGACTGTGTGTCCCATAGCTATCATGCACCATGCTGAAGTCCATCATGTTCTTATCCATACACTGGTTGATAGTCAAGGTCAAGGCTGAAGCATCCAGTGAATGGATGAAGTTAGGCGATGCCCCTGTTGAGATGCGTGACTTGTTCACTGTGTCCTGCAACTCCTGTTGGTAACTTAGGTATACTAGATTACCATCAACGTGTGTCTTGATAAGACGCTTCTTGGTATTGAAGTATGGTTGCACCACAAGAAAGTCTGTTGGTGTTACCCACTCCATGTGTCTGTTAGCCTCACCATAGTGCTTGCCTACCACCTTCACGTAGTCCATGACCTGACGTGCTGATGAGATAGTATCGTTGATGCCCTGCCACACATGACCTGCTAGGTACAGACCTGCTTGGAATAGGTCATCACCAAACGGATTGGCTACACCCTTCTTCTCTATCCTGTCAGCGATAGCCTCTTGGATATACTCCCGACAGGCGTGTTGTGTACCTGAGTATGGTACAATCATCACTGGTCTTTTAGTTATAGACCTGTCGATACCGAATGTCAAGCACGTTTGTGCAAGTTCGTTACCCTCTTGTGCATCCTTCTGTACCAGTGCCACTGCCTTGTCTGCTACATCTGCATAGATATCAGCAGGTTTATCAGACGGTATTAGGTTGGTAGCCTTGCCACCTACCTCATCCCTGAGGATGGCTGACAGGTGTTGCAGTCCATTACATGAACCGTCTGCCGCACATGGTAGGTGAGTATAGAAACCCCACCCCTCACGCAGTAGACCGTACCACTCAAAGCACCAGCCTAAGAACTGCCATGTCTTGTCTGCTTCCTGCCACCATGTGTAGTCCAGTGGGTTCTCAGCAGTCTTAACGATGTTGTCCTCATTATCCCATGCCCACTTGACACGTTCATCAAACGATACCTTATCATTACCAAACAGGTTAGCACCATGAATGGCAAGCCAGTAAGCATCGTCAAAGTTATTGATTGGAAACCCATTGTTGAATAGCAATAGAGCCTTGCCCCAATCAGCCACCTGTGGTGACATGAAACTTTCTACTGGATATTTTCTTGAACGGAAATCTAACTGCCATACAAAGTAAAACTCTGGATAGTTAGCGTACTGTTCTGCTAGTTGTATTGTCCGTTCAACTTGCAACCTACGAGACATGGACTTACCATTGAATGTATAGATACTATTGCGTGTCTTTGCCCACTCTCTATACTTCTGTATCTCAGCATCGTCCATATCCTGAGGGTCTTTCTTGAATGGATACTCTGGCAGGTCAAGGTCATAACGAGGTGGCAACCCTGCCCACTCTTGATTACTATCCCATGCCTTACGCATCACGTCAAGTACACCCTTATCAATCGTCCATGCTGTACGTTGTAGTCCATTGACTGCCCTGTACTCAAGGCTCATGTCCTGATTGCGTAGTCTGTTTAGGTATTCTCTACTGCTCTTCTTCAATGTATCCTCACTAACGGTAACTTGTTGAACACTTGGCTATGGTATCCACCACCCTCTACATCTTCCCAATCCCTTGGTGGTATCAGTGACGGTGCAAAGCGTGGCTTACCTGCCTCGTTGTGCTTGTTAAAGTTCTTAATCCACTCAAGAGTTTCTGGTGTAGCCTCAAGATATGTTACTGTCTTGTTAGTCCTCTGCCTGTGCTTGTTCAGCTTGACTAGTCCTGTCTTGACAATCACCTTATCAATCAGCCTCATGCCTACATGGATACGCTCTTCGTTTGTCCACTCAGTGTCCTTGTATCCATCCTTGTTCATCTTGTAGACAAGACCCTGCCGCTTGTGTTGCTTGCTTGCCTTCTCGTTAGCCTTCTTGATTATGTTTAGTGCTGACCTACCCTCTGCCTCAACCCACTGCGTGAGCCTCTTCTGCATCTCAATATTCAGCCCTATATATCTGGCTATCTTGGTTAAGGTAAAGCGTTTAGATACCTCATCAACAATAGTAATCATGGCTAGGTAGGATACAGCGTGAGCATCCATGCCCTGTAGTTTCTTCTTGGCTATGTCTCGATTGCTTGTGGTGCTTGCTTGTATTTCTTTTACACCATCTGCCACCGCATTGACTACCCCTGCAATGACTGCCCTGCCGTGTTGTGTGTTGCTCTGTATTCCCTTCTCAATAAGTTTGTTTGTGTTGCTCTGATATCTAGAGATTCCTGCCTGTAGCATCTCCATCTCTAGTGCTAGTTGTTCTTCTAGTGTTGACACTGTTGTCTCTCCTTCTGTTATAGAGATAACTAAATAATGTTAATGGTATCAACCATAGTGGTAGTGTTATAACAAATAGTGCAAAGTTAATCACCGCATCTGTTCTTCCCACCACTTATCAAAACTGGTGATTGCCTCATAATGTACTGGCTCTTCTGTCCAACTTGCCTGACACTCAGGACAGTGCCACTCTATCATACCATCCACTGCATACAAGGCTTCTGCTTCGCCATCATCACAGTGTGGGCAAGGTTTAAATCCCATACTCATTACGCTTTATCCTCTTCATTATCTACTACTAGTGATAGTTCAATCTGGTTGTTATCTTGTACTAGTTCTCGCTCTAGTTCAATGTAATATTGATTCTCCCAGATTGCAAAGTCCCTGTCAAGTGCTGATTTAGTTAGTTCAATTAATTCTTCTGCACCCCTGAGATATACTGGCTCACCTATCAGGCCACCCTCTGTTGTACTCTCATAGATAGGGACAACCTCGACTAGTCCTGTTACATCGCTCTGGAATAGTGATAGGCTGTACCCATCCCCTAAGTCTATCGTTACGTTTCTCATTGTCCTGCTGTTCGCTCTTCTTGTCGCTGTTTTATACCTGCTTCATAACCGTTGCTATACTTCACTCGCATCTGTGCTTCACTGTGTTTGTCGTACTCGTTCTGGTAGTTCTGTGTGTGATACCCTGCATAATACCCTACTACATAGGCCGTGTCAAATACATTAGACATTATATTTCTACCTTTCCATGTTCATTGATTAAGATTGATTGAACCGTTACCTGATACCCCATATCTTTAAACTGTTTAGATGTTTCACTTGCTATCCTCAAAGATGCTGTTGTTGTGTGACACTGCCACCCATTCAGTTTAGTTTTATAATTTATCAAGAATAATTCTTTCATCTTACCTGTTCCTTACACTGTCTCTGATTAACTGATACACTTTCTTTCTACTTCTGATAATCATTTTACTGCCCCATGATTAGCCATATCTAGCCCAAGAATAATTCCGTCCAAGTAATTAAGCATCTGCTTTGGTGGTAGTCTGTGCTGAATGATAGTACTACCCTTATTCGCTGTCATCTGCCAGCCACCATAGCATGGCGCATTGTTTAAACTGTAGTGTGAAGCCTCGCTTGTATGTAGCGTCCTATTGATACGTCCCAAGCGTACCTCTAACATGTGTTTAGTTACTCGCATTGTCTTGTCCTTTCTGGTTGGGACTAGGCACAACACCTAGCCCCTGTTTGGTTATACTTCTTGAATGTCTGCCTGTCCACCAAACTTGCGTGATGCAAGGCTTGGAATTGATAGGTAGCGTGAAGTTTTGCCAAAGTGTAATCCCATAAACGTGCTACCCTTGCTTAGTCCAAAGCGGTTCTTTACTACACGCTTGCGGTTACCTGTTACTGCTACTGTCTTGCCCATGATTTTATATGTTGTTGTTTGCATTGTTTTACCCTTTCAAGGTTGGTTGATTATGTAAACAGTTTATCATCATGTTTAGGATGTTGTCAAGTCTTTTTTAAATATTGTGTTTCTTTTTCCATGCTACCCATGTGATAGCTTGCATCTGTCTACCTAGCATATCAAACTCTTTTGCCACTGTCAAGTATTCTTTTTGAAGTTTGGCATATTCTTTTACACCTATGCTAGTCTTTGCATCTGTCAAACCAACACGCTCATTATAATAAATGTTTCTTGCGTGTCCGTCAATGGTTATATCATCTTCTCCCATAATGTTTCTGAAAAAACTGATAATCTTTTTTCCAGATAGTCGTACTATCACTGTCTCATAGTCTGGAAATTCTGTCAAGATGCCCCATGCTTTTTCTTTCATCTTATGATAGGTGGATACCTTTACACTATCCATACCCTGTCCATCTTGAAAAGCTTTACACAATTCATAAGCATTGACTAAGTTTCTTTCCCATTTATTGTTGGGACTAAGAGCCGCCATAACACCCACCACAATATAGACAGGCATATCTAGTCTTTCGGCTATCTGTCTTGCCTCTTGTTGTGCTTCATCATACCAATGCTTGGCATTGTGTTGCTCTTGCTCTGTCAAGTTTGCTATTGCATACTTGTACATTTTGCGGATGTTATGTTTGCTCATGTTACTTCCCCTTGATTACTGACCTGATACCTGCACCTAGTACTAGCACCGAAGCCGTGTAGATTGCTGGCATACCTAGTCCGTTATAGTAAACTAGTTCTGCCCCTGATAGGTACATCATTACAGAACCGCTTGCGATTGTCAAGATTGTTAATAATTTTTCTAACATTGTCTTTTCCTTTTGTGTTTCACTTTATCTTGTTGAAGCATAACCACGCTAGGTAACGTTTGCCCCTTCACCTTTTGTATGCCAGCCCTAGGCCTTGTCTCGTTGGTGTTGGTTTTTCTTAACTTCCCCTTAAGTATAGCACCAAGATAAAAAGAAAGTAAAGTAAAAAAATGAATAAATGATGAATTAATTTACAAGACATTGAAAACATTATGAAAAAAATAGATAAAAACACACAAAGACACCAAAGAAACACTTTAAAAACCCATGATACTATATAATGCAGGAAAAAAGTTACACCTTGGACGCCATGCGCCACACTTTATAGTTGCTTAAGTGTGTTTGTGGTGTGTGTGGCATGGTTTTGCAGGGGACAACACGCCCACACCTTAGGCATATTTAAGGTAATGGGGAAACTCGCCCTGCTCCTGTACGTATAACCCCCTCATATTTTTCTGTATATTTTTAGTCAGGGGTATCTAGAAGTAGTAGCCCCTAGAAAAGAGCCGAGGTATAGCTATATATACTTAGGTAAACCCCCAGCCCCTCTCTAGGTCAACTTTAGAACCATGTACTACTACTTACTTTCATAGTACTTGTATTAACATTCCTCATAAACTTGTCTAATTCAGCATCCATAAGCTCACTCTTACGTTCCCTCATGGCACTATCAGCGTCACTAGCCATCTGGTCTACCCAATACTGGACAGCCATAGCTAACACATCAAGCCTATCGTCATGTGCCAAAGCTCCACGAGCCTTGGTTATACGTGTCATCTGGTATGTAAGCATATACTTAGCCGCCTTCTCAGGGGGCATATGCTGTACACTATCGTAATCCCTAATAATAACCTTAGGGTCTATGACCAATCTGTGTTGGTTCATAACAGGTTCTAGTGTATCAATGATACGTAGTTCCTTTTGTTTACTGTGTCGTACCTCTTCTATAGTCACAGGGTACGTCTTATCTACATAAGGCTTCAGTAGCTCAGTAAACATACCGTCACCAAAGTTACTCTCAATCAATACAGAGTTTACCTTGTGTAACTTAGCTAGGTCAGTAAGGTGCTGTAGTGTCTTGTCACTATAGCCACCCTCAACGCCACCAGCATCTACTACATACAAGTAACCATTAAGCATCTTTACAACAGCGTATGCAGTCTCGTCAGAGCCTCTACCAGAGGGGTCAATGGCTAAGACGCTACCAGAGTACTCTGTACGTCCTAAGGTGTCCTCAGGGGCGTAGAAACGGTCACCACTCAGTCCAACATTTGGTAGTTCTGTGAGAGGTTTAAATATTCCATAGACCATCTTTTCTGGAGCTGTGTCTCTATCGCATGAATATACGATGAGGTCACTAAGCTTAAGTGGGTACTTGTCACCATCGGAGAGTGAGGTGTCCAACATAAACTGTAAAGCAAAGCCACTGCGTCCATAACTAAGTTCTCTTTCTAGTAAGTCATCATCTGTAAATCGTTTAGGGTCTGTAGGAAGGCCATAGAGAGCCTCTCCCTCTTTTTGTATGCTATCATACAGCAAAGGTGCTAGACGGCTACCATACGCCTTCTCAGAGCGTTCTAGGGTAGGATATCTAGCTGGCCAGATACGCATATCATAGCCACGAGTAGTAAGTGTGTTGTACAAGGACATCTCGTTCTGAGGTGTACCAAGGTAAATTATGTTACCATCAGGCTTTAAAACAGCGTCAAACTCTTTAACACTCTCTGCAAGTCTCTCACGCATCATGTGTGTCATAGAGTTATTAGGTACTTCCACGTCATCTGCAATGATAACGTCTGCACGAGAACCAGTAAGCTGTCCTGTGACACCTACACTCTTGACTGAGGGAGAACCAGAGGCTTTAGCTGGTGCAACGTCAAAGGCTATCTTAGACCACCGTTGTCCTTCTTTAGCCACTAGGTGTTGGCATATAGGTATTTCTGTTATAATACGCTGTGTGAAGGTAGAGAAGTCATCTGCACGAGCTTTAGAAGCTGATACAACCATGAACTTCTTGTCAGGGTCTAGGAGTAGCTGGTGTACTACGTAGGCGGCTGTAATGTAGGACTTACCTACACCACGGAACGCCTCGATGATACAACGCTTTGGACTGTTCTGAAGGTAGTTAGCAATGTCATACTGAATAGGAGTAGGCTCTGGTAACCCCAGATGTTGCCAGACTAGGTACGTAAAGTTCCTAAAGTCATGTAGAGCCTGTGGTACATTAGTCATCATATATTACTTCAATGTCATGTGTGTGTGCATCGTTTACCTTTGCCCATACAGCGTTAATAGGTGCTACGCTAAACTCCCACGTAGCCGCTTTGTCACCCACTGTGTTAGAACCTGCAAGGTTTAGTCCAGTAGTAGGGGCAGTAGTATTATTACTAAAGCCAATAGTAATAGAGTGGTTATCATGGTCATTCTGTACTACCAGATACATACGGCTAGGGTTGTCATCTAGTAGTTTTACCCATGATTGGTCTGACGGTAGCGTGACATTCTTAGATGCTAGACTTGCGTTATGACCCCTCATTGTACCTTCTCCGCTACCTCAAAGGGCAGACCCTCTAGCAGACTAGCCATAGGACTTTCTGCTGTAATTACATCAAGGCTTGCGCCATTATCTTTAAGAAACTTAACAGCTACTGATAGCTCACTAGCCGTTGCTTCGCCACTCTGTACACGCATCAGCAAGTCTCTAGTGACTGCATCGTGCAGAGTCTCCATCAGTTGTTTTTCTGTCATGACGTGGTTAGTTCTTTAATTTTTCTTTTGTAGTATTTAAGTAAACTTTCTTTCTTTTTTCTTTTTTTCTTAGGGTCTTTTAAATACTTTGCATTGGGAAAACCTATCTTTTCCCCTATGTTTTCATCACTCACTTCCATTCTCCTGTACGTATCTGGTCTGTTACTTCAATGGCACGGTTGCCTACTTGTCTAGCCCACTTGCTCTGTAAGAACTCGTCTGCCGCCATATCGTACTTTTCGTCCTTTAGCAGACCCATTGCGTTTACGAACTTTGAGGCTGTCCCTATTCCTACGTTGAAGACGAAGTTGAGTAGGGCTGAGAAACGTACCTCGTCTAGTTCCTGTGTCCAAGGCATTGTGGTTATCAGTTGTCGCTCTGCTTCTTTGATATCGTTTAGTAGTAGCATTTCTGCCTCTTGCTCTGAGATACCGATATCGTCCAGATTTCTGCCCACGCCTATAGTCCATTTACCAACCGTGTCCTGATAAGGTTTAAGTTCAATGCCTTCATGTCGTTTAAGTTGTTCTATCAGTTTGTTCATTTACGTCTACTTAATATGTTTAAGATAGTGTTTATCCACACACCTGTTAATACAAGCAAGTGGATAATCATTTCTATGTGTATTAGTTCCACTACTTAGCAATACCCTTTAGCTTTTCAAATGTACGAAGACCAGCCATACCAAGCATAGCAAAGGTAAGCTCTAGCAGAATATCAGTAGGTATGGTAGGCATAACCATACTGTCGTTGCCACTAAGCATAACCGCCCACGTAGCCAGTGGATGTCCAATAAAGAGCCACGCAATACCAAGGCTACACGACCAGCCGATAGCTGGCCTCCAACCTGATACCCATACTGAACGATGTCCAGCTTCAATCTGATTTGTTTTAATAGTTTCAAGATTAATACTGTTAGCATTATCTACTAGGGCTTTCTCAAGTTCTTTCTTAGCTACTTCCTTAGATACATTGTCAGGTATTACTTTATCTATAGCATTACCCAGAATAGGAATCAACTGTGGTATCAGTGCTTGTATCATTAGTTTCTCCATATGTATGCCGCATAGAGTATACTGACACACACCACTATAATTGTTACAGCTACCGTAGCGTACCCTAGAACCTCTATCAGTTCCTGTCGCTTACGTACAGCATCTATCTTTTCTTGTTGTCTACGTCTACGTGCTTCTCCTTGAAACCTAATCCAATCATGCCATAAGCCAGCACGTCCAGCGTAAATCATAAACTGTTTTAATTCTTCTTCTTGTTGACGTATCTTTTCTAACGCCATAAACTCTTCTAAGTCATCCGCAGTGTTGCCGCCCAACTTACCAAACCAAGAGTTCTTCTTCTTGTTTCCCTTTTTTTGAAGAGCGTCCTTTGCTGTAACAAAGTCACTGATAGCTTTCGTACAGTCAGCCAGTTCTCTTCCGTTGGAAATAAACTTCTTGATTACAGCAAAGGCGGCATTAGCGGCGGCAAGTTCTGCCAGCATAGCCTACTCTCCTTATGTTATAGTTTTGTTAATAGCATACCAGCTACGCCTATGACAGACGCTGTGGAAATCATAAGCATTGCTTCTAGTCTCCACATACGTTTGTCTAAGCTGTCTAGCCTATTCTGTACCAGTTCATAACGGACGGCACACTCTCGCTCGTGAGCGTCTAGTTGTGATTTTGTTTCGTCCATTAGCCAGCAATCTCCATTACTGTGATTGTTGCAATGTGTCCAGCTTCAAAGAATACACCAGTATATCCTGAGTTTCTTGCCCTAAAAAAAGCTCTAAATGCTTCAAACTCATTACCAGATGAATCAAATAACCAGTTTTTAGAATGTGGTGCAGTATGCAAACCAGTTGCGTTGTACACTTGTTGCATACCAAAAGTGTAAGCAGAGGCTGGGTCATTAGCAGATGCGTAAGTTGTACTTGCTGTAAATGTACTGCTTCCACTTTCTTGACAAATAGTAGACACAACACCAGCCGCATAGTTTTGAAGATATTGATGACCACCAGCAAAAGTTACTAGCAATTTACTATCAAGTTGTTTTTTTTGAACTGTGATGTTCCAACTTGATGCTTGGTAACTTGTATTTGATGTGGCTTCATTTGATGCAGGGGCAAATGTATTTTGAACAACTTGCAAAACACTACCACTAGGTAACTTGTTATTATCTAAAGTTGGAAGAGCCTGATTGTTTATTCGTGTTAATCCCATGTCAGTCTCCTATCCTATTAAGTAGCCGCTAAAGGTTGAATGTGATTTGTAATACTCACCTGCATATCCAATTATAGATACATATTGACCACTTGTTAGTTCAAAGTTTTCAGAAAAACCTACTGAATTGTCTGATGCCGCGTTTTCTGCACCTAAATAGTAATGGTAAGATGGGGTACTACCGCTTATTGAAACATAAAACGAAGAAGCTGTAGATGTATTATTGACATATACCTTGCCGCTAAAATTATACAACCCATCTACAGGGGCAGTAAATCTACCAGTAGAGGTAGAATAGTGACCGCCTACATTATACTGAGTGCTGGACATTACAACTTCATGTGAGCTTGCCAAAGATTGCCAAGAGGCAGGTGTATCATAAGCGTAAAAAGCTGGTCTAGCTGGTGTAAGAATACGACCACTACTATCAATGCTCAACGCACTTGTACCAGAGGAGTTCTGGATGTTGTCTACTTTTAATATACTTGTCATCCTGTTCTCCTATGCGTACATAATTCTAATAGTGCCAGAATCAAAAGTTCCAGCAGTAGGAAAGAATTGTATTCTGTCCAACTCGCCAGACAATTCTTTAAAACCCATCATAGTTACAAAATAGCCGTCATAATCAGAAACAAAAATGCTAGCGTCCATTATCCATCTGTTGCTTCCAGCGTGTACTAGCTGACCGCTAAAATAGAAAACACTCACAGCGTTAACCCATGCATAGTTTCTCCAAGAATCGCCACTTAAAGAACTACCACCAGTAACAAGTGCATTTGTTCCATAATGAGACTGTCTAGCATAGCCAGTGGTTTCAAATCCCCCGCTATCGCCTATTCGAATGTCAATAGTTGCTGTTGTAGAAGTAGAAATCCCCCAGCAAGTGAATTTAACTACTTCCACGCCACTTGGTATTCCTGTAAAATCAACCGTGCTACTACCACTTGCAGTTTGTTCAGAAACACCTTTAAGTATTCCTGTGCCTGTTAATGAATTGTTAAAGGTTAAGTTACCACTACTATCAATCGTAGCCGCAGTAGTACCGTTTGTGTGTTGGAGCGTTTCAACGCCTAATATACTTGCCATTGATAATCTCCTATCCTATTAAGTAGCCAGAAAACCAGCTATGTCCTTGATAAATTCTATTTAATTCTCTTGCTTTTACATTTACTGTATCGCCTGTTGATAAAAGTATTGGGATTGTAAGCTCTGTTGTTACTGTGCCACCAGAACTGTTTGGATTTCTTCTAGTTAATCCCAATGCTCCTGCACCATTGTATTCTGCATCATTTACTTCAATCATAGCAGTCATGTTGCTGTTCGCACCACCGCTATTAGTTAAGAAAATTGCAAAACTAAAACTATACAAACCATCAACAGGGGCAGTAAATTTACCGTTTGATGTATTATAATGTGAGCCAACATTGTATTTTACTCCATCAAACACATAGTTTGTTTGAGCGTTTATGGTAGTATCTGTAGTGGCGTTTATATAAGCAAGAAATGCTGGCTTCTCTGGCATTAGTACCTGACTACCAGATGTCTTTGGTCTGATTTCATCAACGTAAATCTTACTCATCTAAACCACCGTAAATGTGCCATTGACCGTTAAGGTAACGCCACTCCCTATAGTAAATGCACCAGCCACCATAGCGTTCTCATCAGCCGCTATAGTCACGTTGCTGGTAAGAGTAGTGTCGTTCACTCTGATTGCGTTATTCTTCATAATACTGTCAGACATCTTGTTAATATCCACTGAGCCATCAGTAGGCGTTACAGTGTTACCCACCTCACCCAGAGCCACTATGAAGTCAATCACGTCGCCTGTTACTAGGTTCTCTGAGAATGTAATCGTTGAGCCTGACACTGTGTAAGCATCGGTAGGGGCTTGGATAACACCATTGACAGACACAATAAGCTGTTCAGCCGTAGCTGGTTTGAAGTTCGCACTACTGTACTGCATGGTGTAAGCGGCCTGACCGTTTACTACCGTGATGCTGTCTAGCTTTTTGAATTGCCCACTAGAAGGGGCTATACCTATGTATGGCATTATTCAGCCTCCTGTATAGTTAGTGTGCCAGCGTCTACCTGACGCAAAATTTCTGCATAGTGGCGGTTGGCTGGGTCAAGGGGAACACGAATAGTCTCATCATCTACTACAATATCTATTGCTATATTATCGCCAATATTTACATAAACATTCTCTTCATTTATGACTTGCGTTTCTTGATGTTTTACATATTGAGCAGACGATATATTTAGATTATTTTCCATTTTTATAACTCCGCATCAAAAGCATAAATATCTCTACGACTAACTGTCCCAGATGTAACGTGCATATTTACTTGATAAGAAGCACCGTCAACATCAACAAAAGTAATGCTAGAACTATTGCAGTTACTTGCATTTATATTTTGAACATGACTTGATGATGGCGTGGCTCTCATTGTGGTAGGAAAAGAAAAGTTTGATGATAAGGAAATGTTTCCCCCATGTGTCATATATTCACTACCTTTATGTAAATAATATTTACCATAAAACCTCTGACACCTACGCAACTCATCCCCATAAGACCGATGCTCAAATGGTGTGGCCTCGCCTACCTCAAGCTGTACGCCTGTTATATACCAATCGTTGCTAGTGCTGTCTGCAAGATTTACTTGACTAGAAGAAACTCTATTACCAGTGGTTGTTGTAGCCCATGCAGAGTTGTTGAATGTGCCAGATGTGTAATCAGGCCCTGCCGCTAAATACCAGTTTACTCGCAACTCACAAGAGTTATCGTTGGCTAGAGAAGATGCAGTATCGCCATCAATAGTTAAGGTTACCTTTTGCCAAGTGTTTGCTGTGGATATTGAGTAGGTTTGCGAGTATTGCTTTGTATTCCCTAACTGCTCAAACTCAACAGTGTATGTTCCTGTTTTGCTAGACCTAACCCAGAAAGACAAGGTAATGCTTTCAGCAGATAAAGCTCCATACTTTAACTGCTGTAAGTCTTGGCCTTCTATGTGATGCTGTAAGATGCAATGATGATTGGCCAGCAACGATGTATCTGCTGTAGTGCAATCCATCTTTAAGGAATAGCCAAAGCCCTCACCAGACGGAACAGTTGTTGATTGTGATTGCGTCCATGTACCGCCATTAAACAAAGATGTTCTAAATCTATCAATGCTGTGATACCCAGTGCTGGTAAGTCCAGTTGCACTGGTGCTTCTTTGGGCAACAGCTTGTGAACCATTGATGATAAGATTTCTAGCCCCTGCGTATTGCTCTTGTGAGGCTGGTAGTATTTTAGATAATGCCATTAGAGCCTCCTTATGCTTTCACGCAGTACATCATAGCGATGTTGCGTGGTCTTGTTTCTGTACCGCCAGTTGGGTCTGTTTGGGAAGTTAGGTCAGTATATAAAAAAGTGCCTACACCGCCAGAAGCAGGGTAAGAATACCCACTTCCAGAACCATATCCTGTAAAAAATCTTCTTGTATTGTCAGAAGAATAATTAAACGGTCTGTGAAAGTGGCTTTTTAATTCATCTGTTTGTGATGAAGCAAATGTTCTGCCGCTATCTGTACCTTTGCCATTATCCCAACCACGAATAAACTCACCTCTTAGGTCAGGCACATTAAATGTAGTTGAGCCATCACCTGAACCATGCGTTGTGCTTAAAGCAGTAAACAAGTCTGCATAAGTTGCTCTTGATACAGCAGAGCCATCACACTCTAGCCAGCCTGTAGGGGCTGTACTCATAGCAAAAGGTGCAATCATTCCTACAGGAATAAGTCCAAAACCAGAAACGAGTTTAGCTTCTGTTATAGAACCATCAGGCGGCACTACAGTCTGCAATGCTTTACCTTGATAGATAACGTAAAAGTCATCTGTGCTTGCCACGTTGCCTGTCATGCTCAGTGCAGTGCCAGCCACAGTGTATGCAATGCCAGCCTCTTGCCGCACATTGTTTACAAACACCTCAATCTCTTGAGCGTTGGCTACAGCGTGGGTCAGTGTATAGCTTGCACCACCGTTACCAGTGATAACTTGCTTGTCCATTGAGGAGTAGTTATTTGTAGTTTGATTACCTACGTATCCCATAGTCTACTCCTTACGAACTAATTGCATCAACGGCTGAAACCCAACAGTCAAGTGAGCTTGCTGTATCTGATTTAACGTATAGACGGTCACCTGATTGCACGACTACTTTAGCCCCACCATCAAGCACTTGTAACGCACCACCTGCCGCTACAGGCGCACCTTTAATAAGGTAGATGTCGTTAGTACCATCGTTAATATAGCAATCTACATTGATTGCATTGTTTGTAATATTAGTCATATGAATACCTACTAGGGTATCGTATGAGTCAAAGTTTGCCCCATCAGGAATATCTGCGGCTGTTGTGCCGACAGAGTTTAGGGTATAACGTCTAAAATTCTGTGCCATAATATATCCTTATAGAGCGATTGACATAGCGATTGAGAAGCCAGCAGTAGCAAAACCAGCGGCTGTTACAGCAGTCACCTGCCATGTAGTTCCATTCCAAACAAACAAGTCATTTGAAGAATTGTTAAAGTATAAAGCACCAGTTTGTAGAGCGTTGCCATCGTTATCTAGTGTAGGTGCTGATGACTTTGCACCAAGGTACGTGTCATCCACGGAGTCTGCACTAGAGGCCGCTTGTTCTGCCCAGTACTTAGCTGAGTAGTTTACACCATCTACTGTTGTGTTAGTAGCGTATGATGCACCACCACCTAAAGCCCACTGCTTTGCAGAGCCTGATGTTTGACCAGACTGTGAGCCAATGGCGTACTCCTTGGCAGAGTACTCAGTACCATCTACAGTGTTAGTAGTATCTGTTGCCCACTCTTTAGCCGCACCAGAACCAGCAGTATCAGTAACACCTGTACCACCTGTTGCCCATGCCTTTGATGAGTAACCCTCACCTGTTACAGCCTCACCGTTAATCTTTTGCGCCCATGCTTCTGCTTCATCTTCACTAGCTTTAGCATTAGTTTCGCTAGTAGCCGCATTAGTCTCAGCAGTTTCAGCGTTAGTTTCCGCAGTTTCAGCATTAGTCTCAGCAGTCTCTGCCGCAGTCTGTGCCGCTTGTGCAGAAGTGACGTTATTACCAGTTGTTACTACGTCAGCATTAGTTGATACTACATCTGCATTGGTAGATACTACGTCAGCATTTGTAGAGACTACATCTGCCGCAGTTAGTACAGCATCTGCCGCCGCCGCAGAAGCACTAGTTGCCGCATTAGTAGCACTAGTAGCGGCATTGGTGGCTGATGTAGCCGCATTGATAGCAGAAGTAGCGGCTGATACAGTCTGTGTATCAATGTAGTCCTTGTTAGCCGCATCGTTAGCGTTAACAGGGGTAGCTACGTTCTTAATAACCTTTGATTGTGCATCCCACTTGTCATCAGTATCTACTGTAATAGAGTCGTTAGCTTTGTCAATAGCTTCCTGTGCCGCAAAGAACACTTGGTCTACTGCTTCATCAAGAGATGCTTCAGTCAACACTGCGCCATCTTCAAAGTCAACAGCCTTAGTAGTCAGGTCAGTATTACGTTGAATACGTATATCACTACCTGCTATTGCATCAGGGCTAAATGTAAGAGTAGTAGCTCCTACTGATTGGAAGGCAACAGTGTACGTGACACCGTTGACTGCCGTGTTTGTCGAAGCGTTGTTTTCAAAGACTAGTACACCATCAACATAAGCTTTAATGTCATTAGCGTCTAGGTATGAAAAGGGGAACGAGAAGCTCCCCTGTGCTGTTCCTAGATTTGGATACAGCTTCACTGAATTAGACATTATTCAATATCTCCTGTTAAGTCCTTAAGGAACTCATTGCTATTATCTTGTATTGTTTGCCTAGCTAAAGGATTTTTTGTTGCATCTTTAAGTAGACTATGAGTCCAGTAAGCTTTTGCTAGTCTTTGATTTACTGCTTCTGGTACATAAAGTAAACGGTAACCGTCAATATGTGACCTATCTTCAAGAGCATATGGGTCTTCACCAATAAGTTTAGTCCATGCTTGGTCACGATACGCTTTCACTAAGTCTTGAATAATTTCTTCTTTAGTTCCTGCAAACACTAAATCACCCACTCGTAGGTCAAGAGTTTTATCTTTCTTATACGTTTCAGTTTGTACAAGTTCTGTTAAACTTTCTCTTAGTGTCATTGGTTTTGCATTAGCAATACCTGTATCGTTAGTAGCTGTCTTTATCTTAATACTACTAGTAATGTACTGCCACATATCGTAAGCTGTCTGCTTTGGACGATTAGGGTTCATAGGGTTACCTTCAGAGTCTAAAGTAAATTTAGAGCTTGTTAGGTCAATCCCATTCTTAGTCTTAGGTGGTAGCCCAACACTAAAGGGTGTCCCTGCGTTTGCCGCTTCCATCCATGCTACTGCTAGTGGGTCTGTCTTTTTCTCAGAGAAACCCATAGGAGATGCAAACTCTAAGTTTAAGCTTTTACCCCAAAACTCAGGTACATCAATAGGCTCACCAATAAAGTTACGATTAGGGTCTAGTGCTTCACTACTAAATGTAGAAGCTTTTGGATTATCAAATTCAAATCCCATGATGTTTACTTTACTTGGGATACTCTTTAGATAACCTTGAGACATCTCACTAATCTTACGCATATAAGGGTCTTCATTCAGAGAACGAAGTAGACCAGAAAAAGGAACAAGAGCCGCTAGTTTGTTAGCACCATAGCTTTCTGCATTACGTGCAGGGTCTTCTACAACACTAATAAACTCATCTAAACCTCGTAGCCAGCTTTTATCTCTAGCATACTCAGTTAGTACAAGTACTGTACCTTGAGCAATCTCATCAGCCTCGTCATACATTCCATAACGATTAAGGTCACGTATAGAAGCCATGATAGTTTGTAGGTCAGTTACAGGAGATAGTCGAGATACTTTACTGTAGTTACCTGCTTCATCAACGATAGCATTAGTTTCGTATCCTGTGATATCTTCAAGACCTTTAATCTGGTCACGAGTAAGACCTGCACCACTACCTGTAATCTCATCATCTAGTGCCATATTGTAAAAGTAACTTGCAAGACCTACGCCAGTAGTAAAGCGTAGACTTGCTTCTGCCATACGTTGTTTATTACCTGAGAACATATCTTTACGCCACCGTTGAGACAGTGGAGCAAGAGGACTACGTTGAGTAACCTCAGAAAAGATGTTGGCAGGTGTTCTAATAAACGGCATAATTTGACGCAATAGTGGATGCCTATCAGCAATATCTTGTATACTACGTGTAATAGAACCTTTTTCTAGTTCGGTTGTAAATGTTGCTCTACGTGCAAAGTCTCTTGAACCAGTAGTTATAGGGTCAGTAGCAGAGTTTGCTTTACCATTAACAGAAGCTTGTAACTGTTCGTCAATAGCTTTGTTTACTTGTTGCTTAACATAACGGTTTGCTTCTGTACCTTTAAGACCTTTGGCTCTAGCGTCAGCAGAAGCTTCTGCAAAAGCAAAAGCTCTAAAGTTCATTTGTTTAAAGAACTCATCTTCTGCCGCAAGTAGACG